TCCACCATTTGTATGTAAAAGACCAACTGGGGATGCGGTACCGACACCAACATTACTCGATTCTAATATGGTTAATTTCGGCGTTCCCATAGTATCCGTGGTACTCGCATAAAAACTAAGACCTTTACCACTTCCTACGCGGTTTTCAATTCTTGTTTGGTCACCGTTCGTATCCGTAAAAGTTTTAAAATAGTTTGTATCACTTCCTATTATAGCTGCATTACTTCCGTTAAGTTTTAGATTTCCACCAAGAGTTAAGAGTTCGCTAGGTTCGGTATTGGATAAACCCACTTTGCCGTCTGAAGCTACCCGCATTCTTTCGGTGTTTCGAGTCTTAAATACCACAGTTTGACTATTCGCAGATGTTTTGGCACCCTTTATTTCAATCGCACTTATATTTGACGTCTGTGGACCACATCGTAAACTGACAGTATTCGCGGTTGAATCATCACCCGATATGTCACCATGAATAATAACATTCGCTGCAGACGAAATACCAGATTCACCCTCTACTTCGATAAAATCCTGAACCAAAATTGATTGTGTGATGAGACGACCAGTCGCTGTATTACCGAGAACTGTTATAAGATTGGCAGAATCTGAGTTGATAAATATCTTATCACCGATCGACAACATATTTGTTGAATTAGTATTCGCTATACCAGATGGGGTCGCACCAGTCGTTTGAATAGCATGCGATTCAATCTTTGATGCTACTACCATAGGTATAGCTGCATCGGCATCGAGAGTAATCAGACTACCCACGGTGAGCCCGTCATCACCAATTCTCAAACCCTCGAAGAAACCGTACCCATTCGCGTGTAGAACATTAGCCGATGATGATGCCACATCATTGATATATACATTAGAACCAATGGAAAGGGAAAATGCTGGTGAGGTATTTGCAATACCTACATTATTTTGTGTGTACACGTCACCAAATACATGGAGATTGACGGTGTTTGCCGAATCCATGGTAAAGTTTGCATCTTCGGGAGTACCGTACGTTCTAGAAAGTTTAAACTGGTCGTCGGCGTGTGTATACCCCAAGAATACATTACCAGTATCCGGGGCACCATCTCTCATGAGAACAGCCATATCGTATGTCCCATTGTTACCCTTACCCATTTGTATGACAGCGTTTGATACAACAAGATTGTCAACACTCGTGTACGATGGAATTTCGGTAATAGCTAAATTACCACTGATATCAACATTTCCAAATACCCGTAAAAATCCGTCACGAACAACGACATTACCATTTTCAAAAACGGCTACGTTGGAATCAGTACCCGCGGTAACACCTGTACCAACTGTCAATTGTTTAGTTATCGTAGAATTGGTAGACGCTGTGTTGCCATCAATTGTTAATACGTTAGAAGCTGTGGCATCAACCAAGAATTTATCGTTTGTCGTCTTGAAAGTATCGGTCGCGAATAGGTTCGTACTGACTACGTTACCACGTACGGTGACAAGATTTTGAACAGTTCTGTTGACTATTAAATCATTTGTACCAATTTGAAGATCGTTAATTGGGTTATCTGTGCCTATACCAACCTGGGTGGCAGTAAGACGATTTACATTTGTAGTACCAGCAAACTGAGTTGTGTCAGATGTAGACGTTAACTCACCGGTAATCTTCAAATTCGCTACTTGAATTTCATCTGCTGTGATCTCACCAGCATCAATACTCGCAAGTCCGGTTAAAATATCAGACTCTCTGGGTGTTGCATCTAGACTGGTTACAAAAATTTGACCAGCACGTACAAGCTTTCCCATTTATACATTAGTTGCCGAATAAAATTCCGGCTAAACCGTCCTTAATCCTGAGCACATTGTAATTTACGGCATACACATACACATCTTGATTTGATGGTCTTAATTCACCCTTTTCAACTCCACGGAGGATAAGTTTCGCGTTATCGAGACGACTAAAATTACATGAACCACTTGGATTGTAATCAGATGCGTTGAGACAGAAATGATACACAAAATAGCGTGTGTATACACCTGTATGACTATCTATATCAAATTCAGTTTGTCCGTAATTTGACTTGTAATAATTTTGTACTGTATGGAAATATGTTGGAGACATGTTTTCGAGGAATGAAATACCATTAATGAATAAATCTGCATTAATGAACGAGAAACGGTCACCCGCGAAATTTGAAGTAGAACATCCATATCCAAAAAAGAGAGACTTAACTGGATGATTAAATGACGAAATATCAAGTGCATTGTACCCACCTGATTGTGTTGTATTATCCGTAACACTTTCGAGGGGTAATTCTATTTTTTGTGTTTGTGTCACGACAAAATCTAGTGTTCGACTTATCAAGGATTCTCGTTCTTCTTTATCCAAGTACACGTAGTTACCGTAAAATTCAGCTTTCTTTTCATTTGCGTTGCAATTTGCGACGGCTGTTTCATCAAAATTAATTTTTATTTCAACCTGGTGATGTTGTAACGCTATCAAAGGTAAAAAGGCTTTATGATCACAGAAAAAGAAGTGTAACGGTACGAACGTCTGATTTGATGTTGAAGCTTTATTGTTGAGTTCCTGAGATTTGTTGTATGTGTCGGCTAAATAATTCGGCCATATCTCTGCGAAGTAATCATAGTGTTGAGAATCCACCTTTTGGCCACCCACATATAAATCAAGTGTAGAATTATGAAACAAATTGGATGCTATGTTGGCATTACTCGTATCACTCGATTCGAACCAGAGTCCGTTGATAACATCTCCCAAAACAGGGATCGTGACGGATGTGTCATTAGAGTGAACAGTTTTAATAAACTTTGGAGCTTGGGAAAAGTTTGTGTGCCTCGTGAATTTCATACGAAAGAACGAATGTCCCTCGTCACTCGTAAGATACACATCTTGAACTCCTTTAGAGACCAGCTGTATTAATGCACCCGACATTTAATAGATGGTCAGATTATAAAAACAGACACTTTCCCTGAGGGAATTCGTTCTTACTCTCTTCAACGTGATTTCCATGTATTTTGAAACCACCTTGGCGATATACTTTCATTCGTTTGTAATACATGGCTGTGAAGACTGACCACGGATCATGAACGTCATAAATATGTGGTTCATTCTTCTTTCCTTTCGTTTCTCTCATGATTCGTCCAATACTCTGTGTAATATCTGACTTGGGACTCGCTAAAATAACGGTATCGAGTGTTGGGATGTCGAGACCTTCATGGGCCTGACTGAAGGTTGCAAAAATAATCTTCTTCTTTGAAGATTCTAGAAGCTGGGCTTCTTTCATACCACCCATATAGAGTCCAGACGTCTTTGGAAAGCACTGGTGGAGAAATTCACAATGATGTCGTCTATCACTAAGAACGAGTAATTGTCTACTACCACCCGAAGCTTTTTTTACCAATTCCACTAACATCTTATTTCTATTGCGATCTTCGACGAGTTCTGTGATCATGTTAGGCATCGAAATCTTCCCATTTCGCATAGATGGAGGTGGGTTTCTATAATTTGGAGAATCAAACGTAACTGGGAATACTTCCACCTGTTCCTGATTTTTACGTTCTACGGCGAAAAAGGTAGGTCCCATGAACCAGTGAAGAACCTTTGTGAGACCATCTTTTCGTTCGGGTGTCGCCGAAAGACCGTAAATATGACGAGGACACAGTTTAAATAGAGACTGACTGAAAACCTTTGCACATATGTGGTGTGCCTCGTCTACTATGACAGTTCCTATACTTTCAAAATCTGAAAATGAATACTCTTTCAGTGAGAGGGACTGAAGCATAGCGATGACAAAATCACACTCAACTTCTTTTTTATTTTGTTGTACGACACCAATTGTAGCACCCGGGCAAAACTGCTTAATGCGTTCCCGCCATTGGTCCGCGAGAAACTGTTTATGTACTATAATCATCGTGCGATACCCGAGTTTGGACGCTATGGCCAGGGATACTGTCGTTTTACCGTAGCCGCATGGTAAAGAAAGGACGCCATGCCCTGCTTTAATAGCTGCCCCAAATGCTTCATTTTGGTGTGTAGCATCACGAAGTTGCCCTGAAAATCGGGTATTGATTTTAGTTGGTTCTGGTCGTTTGTCATGTGTAGGCTCCCCAAGTTTAGAGGTTCCATAGAATCTGGGAACGCAGATTCCATTCTTAGCTGGTTTGAAAACTTTGAAAGGCGGTGGAGGAAATCCAAAATCTCCATTCACGATGGGTCTTACCGTTAATTCCTTTTTAATTTCTTGGATTGGACCCGAATCTATCAGGTATCCGGTCCTAGTGAGAACCGTCATGAATTACTTAGTTAAAGGTGATAAACTTTAAATGAGTAAAATGCCTACCGTAGATATTGATGAAAATATTAAACAAGTTCAAATGAACATAGAACAGTTAACCCAAGAGGTTTTTCGTCTCCAAGGTGTACTTAATACGTTTATGAATTTTAAGAAAGGTGGTCTAAAAACCATCGATCTTCCCAATGATCCCGATACCACTCAAGAAGTAAAGGAACTCGAGAGTATCCAAGAAAACCCTGAGTGATTACCAACATTCCATACACCCTTGAAGTCTACTTCAACTTCAACTTCGTCACCCCTTATTAGAGACTGAATAGGACGTCCCCCGACGTTACACATTACTCTCCTATAACGGAATGGTACCTTGACTGTTAGAATATTCCCATCTATGGGGTTATCTATATTTTCATTCATGAGTAATTTCCATTTATTTATATGCATTCGTTCTATAATTTCCGATACTTTTGCCGGAATTATATAACGGATATACTTTTTATTATTGAAATCGTACATGGGTTCATAAATTGTAGCTACAAACTTCATCGATTTCTGTTACGGTATACTAAAACTAAAACTATAA